AGTGGCTCAAGTCTGAACGTGTACACGTAGGGTTTAAGTTGATTGACTTAATCATACAGAGTACAGGTATCATCAAGCTTGACACACAGCAGACTGAAAGGAAGAGACGTGCAACCTACGTTGTACCTACTCAAGATACACTTGATTGGATTAAGGCATTCAATGAGTACATGCAAGGCTCACGTCCAAGATACTTACCTTGTGTAATACCACCTAAAGATTGGACATCAGTCAAGGGTGGAGGTTATCATGGACATGACATAGATGAACTACCTATTGTAAGGAGAAAGTAATGGGATTAAAGACACACTTAACTAGACTATCTGAACAAGACTTGACTGCTGAGTATGCTTGTCTCAATGCACTACAACAAACTGAGTGGAGGATTAATCAGAACGTACTCAAAGTTATACGTCAGATGTGGGAGAGTGGGCAAGAGGTAGGTAACTTACCTGCAAGGGAGGACACACCTCTACCTAACTACCACTTCAGTAAAGAACCTAGTGAGATGAATGAGGAAGAGAAATCTACATTCAGAATATGGTCACGTAAACGTGCTGAGATTTACTCAAGTAATAATCGTAGTGTCAGTAAACGTATACAAGTTGAACGTACCTTACAGGTAGCTGAACAGTTCTCTAAGTATGAGAAGTTCTACTACGTATGGCAGAATGATTTCCGTTCACGTAAGTATGCAAGCAGTACATTCCTCACACCTCAGTCAGCTGATTGGAGTAAGAGTCTACTAGAGTTTGGTTATCCTATACCTATTGATAACTGGGATGATGCAAGGTGGCTGTGTATACATGGTGCAAACTTGTATGGTAATGATAAGATAACGTTAGACAAACGTGAAGCATGGGCATGGGAGTATGTAGATGAGGCACATAGGATAGCAGACAATCCCTTTGATAACCAAGCTTGGCTTGAGGCAGACAAACCATTCCAGTTCCTAGCTTGGTGTTATGAGATGTCAGCCCTAGCTAAGTTTGGTTGGGGTTATGAGAGTAGGTTACCTGTCTCAGCAGATGGCAGTTGCAACGGATTACAGCACCTCTCAGCTATACTAAGAGATGAGGTAGGGGGTGTAGCTACTAACTTAATATCTTCTGCTGTACCTCAAGATATTTATACACAGGTAGCTGACCAAGCTATACAACGTATACGAGAGGAGGACACAGAACTAGGTAGGAAATGTTTAGAGTTTGGTATTGATAGGAAGTTAGCTAAGAGACCTGTTATGATTGTACCTTACTCAGGTACTAAACATGCTTGTCGTGCATACATAGAAGAAGCTATCAAGGATAAGATAAAGGAAGGTACACCCAACATCTTTGGTGATGACCTATTCAATGTCACTCACTACCTAGCAGGTCACATATGGGACAGCATTAGTGGTGTGATTGTGTCAGCACGTAAGGTGATGGACTACATTAAGAGTGTAGGAGATGTGTACTCTAACATGGGTCAACACATGGAGTGGGTCACACCTACAGGTTGGTTAGTTATGCAACAGTATAATGAACTAGAACAGAAGAGGATAAAGACACACATCAATGGTGACATAGTATCTCTATCCTTTCCTAAAGATAAGCAAGACAAAGTTAATAAGCAGAGGACAGGGTTAGGCAGTAGTCCTAACTTCATCCATAGTTTAGATGCCTCTGCTATGACACGTACTATTAACGAAGCTACTAAGGTAGGTATTGTAGACTTTGCTATGGTACATGACAGCTATGGTACACATAGTAGCATGATGCCACAGCTATCTGAGATACTACGTGAACAGTTCGTTAGTATGTATGAAGAGCATGATGTTCTTGATGAACTCAGGACTCATGCAATCAAGACTCTAGGTACTGAGGATGTTCCTCTACCACCAAGTAAAGGTAACCTAGATATCCGTAACGTATTGAAATCAGACTATTTCTTTGCTTGATTTCTAAAGTTACAACCTAGCCAGTTGGCAAAACAAATAGCAATAAGGAGTTATATATGCTAGTAATAAAAGGAAAGTCCCTATGGGCAAAAGTCTTTGAGCCTGATACAAGGTTCGTTGATGATGGAGAATATTCTACTTCAGTAATTGTACCTGAGGCAGAAGCAGCACAAGTTTGTGAACAACTAGAAGCACTCATCGATGAGGAGTTCAATAAGGTTGTCAAGGAGAAGCCACAACTAAAGGCAAACCTGTCCAAACGTCCTGTAACTGAGCCAGACTTTGACCAAGATGGTAACGAGACAGGTAATGTTGTATTCAAAACTAAACTTAAGGCTAAGATAAAAGGTAAGAACGGTCAGAGCTACAAGCAGAAGGTTAACGTTGTAGATGCTAAACGTAACCCAATGTTAGGAGGTCAGTTAATAGGTAATGGTTCACTTGTTAAGGTAGCTGTTGAACCTGTAGCCTACATGATGCAGTCCACTAAACAAGTAGGTGTATCTCTCAGACTAAAAGCTATGCAAGTCCTTGACTTGGTTGAGCATGGCACACCTAATTCTATCTTTGATGAGGAAGAAGGGTTCGTTGCCAAAGCTATAGAGAAAGATAACTCTGCAGTTTTTGATGACTTAGATACTGATGGTACTGCTGATGACGAAGGGGACTTTTGAGGCAAGGGTCATTGCAGACCTAGTAGCACGTGACATTCCACATGTGTATGAGCCTGAGAAGATGGCATACTTTGTGGAACGTCACTATGTTCCTGACTTAAAGATAGGCAAGATGATAGTGGAGCTTAAAGGATACTTCAGACAAGACAGTCAACGTAAGATGAAGGCTGTCAAGGCACAGTACCCTGACTTAGATATACGATTTGTATTTCAAAAGGCAAGCTCCACTATACAAGGAGCTAAGAAAAGAAAGGATGGTTCTAAGATGACCTGTCAAGAATGGGCTGACCGTAATGGTTTTATATGGGCAGAAGAAACAATACCAAAGGAGTGGTTGAAATGAGTGTGATAGATGTTAAAGACATGATTGAAACTGATGTGGACTTACAAGCAGAGTTTACTAAGCAAGGTCTGAGTGTGTCTGTCATCATAGGTGATGAGGAGATAGAACATACATCTACTTATGAGGACATGGCTATTGATATGGTGGGTGACTCTGAGAAGTATGACAATGATACACTCAAGAAGATTGCCCAAGGTTTAGATTACATGTCTAAGTTTATAAAGGAGTCAATAGGTAAGGATGAATGATAGTGAGTTCATAAGACACGAAGAGTGTCCTCACTGTGGCAGTAGTGATGCCAATGCTTTGTATACTGATGGTCATCACTACTGTTTCTCTTGTCAAGTATCAACAAAAGCACAAGGTAATGAAGGAGTGATAGCAGTGACTACACAGAAGAGTAACTTTGCTTTCCTACCCATTGAGGTAAAGGCATTAAACAAAAGGAAGATAACTGAGAAGACAGCAAGACACTGGCAGTATGGTGTAGCTATCTATAAGGATAAGAAGGTACATGTAGCTAACTACTATGATAGAGAGGGCACACTCCAAGCACAGAAGGTAAGACTTCGTAACAAGGACTTCCTTGTTTTAGGTGACATGAAGAAGATTGGACTATATGGTGAACACCTCTGTCGTGATAAGGGTAAGATGATTACCATTGTTGAAGGTGAGTTAGATGCTCTGTCATTGAGTCAAGTCTTTGACAACAAGTGGGCAGTTGTAAGTGTTCCCTCAGGTGTAGACTCTGCTAAGAAAGCTGTGTCTAAATCTCTTGAATGGTTGTGTAACTATGACAGTATTGTTATCATGTTTGATAATGATGAGCATGGTCAAAAAGCAGCAAAGGAAGTAGCTAGTATACTACCACCTAGTAAGGCTAAGATAGCCCAGCTACCTCTCAAGGATGCCAGTGATATGTTACAGGCAGGAAGACAGGAGGAACTCATTGATGCAGTATGGGCAGCAAAGACCTACAGACCTGATGGTATCATAGCAGGTACTGATGTATGGGAACTGATTACTGCTGAAGATGATAAGCACTCTGTCTCTTATCCTTATGCAGGTATACAAGAGAAGACAGGTGGTTGTCGTAAGGGTGAGATTGTAACACTCACTGCAGGTAGTGGCATAGGTAAGTCACAACTAGCTAGAGAGTTTGCTTACTCCTTCATCATACAGGGACAGACAGTAGGGTACATAGCATTGGAAGAGAATGTTAAACGTACCTCACTTGGTTTGATGTCCATTGACTTAAACAAACCACTACACCTACAATCAAATGATGTACCTAAAGAAGAACTAAAGGAAGCTTTTGATAATACAGTTGGTTCAGGTAGGGTGTACATGTATGACCACTGGGGTTCAACTGACTCTGAAAATCTACTATCTAAAATCAGATACCTAGTCAGAGGATGCCAAGTTGATTATGTTATACTTGACCACATTAGTATTGTTGTGAGTGGACTAGAAGGAGGAGATGAAAGACGTATCATTGACAACACTATGACTAAGTTACGTTCACTAGTAGAAGAACTAAACTGTGGTATGATACTAGTGTCACATCTTAAGAGACCTTCAGGTGACAGAGGACATGAGGATGGAGCACAGACTTCTATGTCACAGCTTAGAGGTAGTGCTGCAATAGGTCAGCTGTCTGACATGGTCATAGGATTAGAACGTAACCAACAAGACAAAGACAAACCTAACGTAAGTCAGGTTAGAGTATTGAAGAACAGATGGTCTGGTGAGACAGGCTTGAGTTGTTCATTAGAGTATAACACAGAGACAGGGAGAATGAATGAGGTACACTTCCCTGATGAAGAAGAACTAGAATTCTAAACAGTGCAGAGACACAAGGAGAAACAATGGAATTAATATTTGATATAGAAGCAGACAACTTACTTGATGATGTAACTATTGTGTGGTGCATAGTATGCAGAGATAAGAATACAGAAAAGGTATACACCTTTGAACCCCACCAAATAAAAGAAGGGCTTGTGTTCCTATCAAAAGCAGATGCTCTCATTGGTCATAACATTATTGACTATGACTTAAGAGTACTCAAGAAGTTGTATGACTTTGACTACACAGGTAAAGTAATAGATACCTTAGTATGTTCAAGAACTATATGGTGTGACGTAAGAGAGATGGACGTTGAACTAAGTAAGACAAATAACTTTCCTCCTAAACTTATGGGCAGTCATAGCCTTAAGGCATGGGGATACAGATTAGGAGAACTAAAAGGTGAGTTCAATGTGGGCAGTGAGAGCTTTGGAGAGTACACCCAAGACATGTTACACTACTGTGTACAAGACACGAAGGTTACAGCCAAACTCTATTCTAAAATTACTGAAAAAAATTTTAGTAAAAAAGCACTAGACTTAGAGACTGAGATACATACTTTACTATTACAGCAACAGGAATATGGTTTTCCTTTTGATGTGGAGTCAGCTAAAGAACTATGGTACAAGTTAGTCTCACGTAAATCAGAGCTTGAAGAGGAACTAGTAAATAACTTTGAGCCTACTATCGTAGAGTTAAAGACTAAGACTAAGACAATACCATTCAATCCTGCTTCACGTATGCAGATAGCAGACAGACTAATGAAGAGAGGATGGAAACCTAAAGCCTTTACTGATAGTGGTGAGCCTAAAGTTGATGAAGCTGTACTCTCAAGTATTGATATGCCTGAGGCTAAGATGCTTAACGAGTACCTACTCCTTAATAAAAGGTTAGGTCAGTTAGCTACAGGTAATCAGGCTTGGCTGAAGATGGAGAAGGAAGGTAGACTACATGGACGTGTTAATCATATGGGTGCTGTTACTTCTCGTTGTACTCATTCCAACCCTAATGTTGCACAAGTTCCTAGTGTTGGTGCACCCTATGGTAAAGAATGTAGGTCACTCTTCTATGCTCCTACTGGCTATAGTCTTCTTGGTGCTGATGCCAGTGGTCTTGAGCTACGGTGTCTTGCTCACTACATGGCTGCTTATGACGATGGTTCTTATGCTAATACAGTAGTCAACGGTGACATACATACTATCAATCAAGAAGCAGCAGGTCTACCTACTAGAAACAATGCCAAGACTTTTATCTACGGATTCTTGTATGGGTCAGGTGATGAGAAGACAGGTAAGATAATAGGTAAGGGAGCTAAAGAAGGTAGAGCAATCAAGAAGAAGTTCTTGAAGAAACTACCTGCACTTAAGTATCTCAAGGATGCAGTATCAGAAGCAGCAGATGAAAGAGGTTGGGTCAAAGGATTAGATGGACGTATTATACCTGTCAGGCATAGTCATGCTTCACTTAATACTTTGTTACAATCAGCTGGTGCTTTGGTATGTAAGACTTGGTATGTCTTCATAGCTAGGGCTATAAAAGAACAAGGACTTGATGCAAAGATTGTAGCATTCATTCACGATGAGGTACAACTACTAGTAAAGGAAGGACAAGAGGATGACACAGGGAGACTTATTCAAGGATGTATGGGAAGAGTTGAAAGACACTTCAAGTTCAGATGCAAACTTGACAGTGATTACAAGTATGGACGAAACTGGGCAGACACTCATTGAGGCAGTGACATGTAATGTATGTGATGTGATGCAGCCTATAGCTAACTTTGCAGTCATGCCTTCAGGTGAAATAAAAAGAAAGTGTAAGTCTTGTAAGTCAGGTCAGAAGAGAGTGGTTAAAAGATTAAGGAATGAGAACCCCTATCCACCTGATGATTACTGCTGTCCTATCTGTGATAGAGATATAGAAGAGATAGGTAAGTATGGTCAACCTATGTTACAACGTTGGGTACTAGACCACTGCCATGACACTAACACATTCAGAGGTTGGTTATGTGGTAACTGTAACACAGGACTAGGTGGCTTCAAGGATGATAAAGATAAAGTACTGAGAGCTTACGAATATTTGAAAGGACATAAACCATGAACTGTTGGCACTGTGGCACTGAACTAATATGGGGTGGTGACCATGACATTTATCTAGAAGATGGGTATAACTTTGATGGTATAGTTACCAATCTATCATGCCCTAAATGTCCTACTTATGTGGACGTATACTTAAAAATGGGAGATGAGATAGATGATAAGATTGTTAATTGATGGAGACATCGTAGCCTACAAAGCTGCTACTAGTGCAGAGACACCTGTCAACTGGGGTGAAGGACTATGGACTTTGCATTGTTGGGAGGATGAAGTTAAAGCTAGAGTAGATGAACAGATAAACAAACTAATGGAAGCTCCTGTTGACAATCATCTCGTAGCTTTTACAGACAAGACTAACTATCGTAAGGACATAGCTCCTTACTACAAACTAAATCGTAAAGAAGTACGTAAGCCTATGCTACTTAACTGGGCTAAAGAATATATGAATCAAGAATACAACGTTGAGATATGGAAAGGATTAGAAGCTGATGACGTACTGGGTATACTTGGTAGCCAAAGCGAAAGAAATATTATATGGTCTGCAGATAAGGACTTACTCACTATACCTGCAAAGCATTGGATTAATGGAGAAGTGGTTACTATTACTGAAGAAGAAGCTGACTACCAGTTCTACTATCAAACACTTGTGGGGGACACTACTGATAATTATAAAGGGTGTCCTAGTGTGGGTGCTGTTAAAGCTCAAAAGATTCTTAAGGGGAATTGTACGTGGGAGACTGTTGTCAATACGTTCAAAGCTCAAGGACTATCAGAAGAAGTAGCTTTAGAAAATGCTAGACTAGCACGTATACTACGTGATGGGGAATATAATAGGAAGACAGGAGAGGTAAAACTATGGACACCAAAGTAGATATGGTTAACAGTCCACCACACTACAACAAAGGTAAGATAGAAACTATAGACTATATAGTCGATGCCTTAGGTGAGTGGGAAGCAGTCAGTTACTGTCAAGGCAATGTCATTAAGTACTTGAGTACTAGATTGTTTGCTAAAGGTGACCCAATACAAGATGCAAAGAAAGCACAGTGGTATCTTACTAAGATGATTGAACTAATGGAACAAACTAAAGGGAAGAACTGGTAATGGATTTTAAAACATATCAAACTAAAGCAAACAGTACAGCTATATATGATGCTAAGTTTTCTATACTGTACCCTACACTTGGACTAGCAGGTGAAGCAGGTGAGGTAGCAGAAAAAGTTAAGAAGATTATTAGAGATAATAAACAAATCATAGATGAGAAAGAAAACCTAGCAAGAGAACTAGGTGATGTACTTTGGTACATAGCTGCTATAGCTAGGGACATAGGTTATGGATTAGATACCATAGCTGAGATGAACTTAGATAAACTAGCAGACCGTAAAGCAAGAGGAACAATACAAGGGAATGGGGATAACAGATGAACAACTTACTACCAACAGACTATCAAACATTTATAGCTACTAGTAGGTATGCTAGATGGTTAGAAGAAGAGAACAGAAGAGAGACATGGGATGAAACTGTAGGAAGATACATGTCCTTCTTAAAGAAAAGTACAGATAAAGTAGAGCCTGAAGTATGGGAAGAACTAGAAGAAGCCATACTTAATCTACAAGTTATGCCTAGTATGAGAGCATTGATGACTGCAGGAGTTGCTGCTGAAAGAGACAACACTTGTATCTACAACTGCTCTTACTTACCTGTTGACCACATACGTGCTTTTGATGAAGCTATGTTTATCCTACTATGTGGCACAGGTGTAGGTTTTAGTGTAGAAAGACAATCAATATCTAAACTACCTGACATCCCTGCTGACATGCAGCAAAGTAATGATGTTGTATTTGTAGAAGATAGTAAAGAAGGTTGGGCAAAAGCTTTACATAAGTTATTGTCACACCTATACACAGGTGACATACCTAAGTGGGACATGTCTGCTGTACGTCCTGCAGGTGCTAGACTCAAGACCTTTGGTGGTAGAGCTAGTGGTGCACAACCTTTGATAGACTTGTTTAACTTTGTAGTAGAGAAGTTCAAAGGTGCTGCAGGTAGAAAGCTTAACTCCATTGAATGCCATGACATCATGTGTAAGATTGGTGAGGTCGTAGTTGTAGGTGGTGTTAGACGTTCAGCTATGATAAGCTTGTCTAACCTAAGTGATGGACGTATGGCTAAAGCTAAGTCAGGTCAATGGTGGGAGAATGAGGGACAGAGAGCACTAGCTAATAACTCTGTTGCCTATACAGACAAGCCTGACATGGAAGGTTTTATGAGAGAGTGGTTGTCTCTAGTAGAATCTAAGTCAGGTGAGAGAGGTATCTTCTCAAGAGTAGCAGCAGATAAACATGTAGCTATGAATGGACGTAGAGAAACAGGACATGAGTGGGGTACTAATCCTTGTTCAGAGATAATCCTAAGACCCTACCAGTTCTGTAACTTAACTGAGGTTGTTGTACGTGCATCAGATGATAAAGAAAGTCTTAAGAAGAAAGTAAGACTAGCTACCATACTAGGTACAATACAATCTACCTTTACTCACATGCCTTACTTACGTAAGATATGGCAGGAGAACACAGAGCAAGAGAGATTACTAGGTGTCTCACTTACAGGTATCATGGATAACATGGTGTTATCTAAGACATTAGATAGTAAGACATGGTTAAAAGAGATGAAGGAACTAGCTATAGATACTAACATCTACTACTCTGCTATCTTAAAGATACCACAATCAGCTGCTATCACCTGTGTCAAACCTTCAGGTACTGTCTCACAGTTAGTTGATAGTGCCTCAGGTATTCATGCTAGACATAGTGACTACTACATTAGAACTGTACGTGGAGATAATAAAGACCCACTAACAATGTTCTTAAAAGATAGTGGTATCCCTGCTGAAGCATGTGTAATGAAGCCTGACTCTACTACAGTGTTTAGCTTCCCTACTAAATCACCTAGTGGTTCAGTTACACGTAACGTAATGACTGCTATAGAACAGCTAGAGTTGTGGAAACACTATGCCTTAAACTGGTGTGAGCATAAACCTTCTGTTACTATCACAGTTAAGGATGCTGAGTGGATGGAAGTAGGAGCATGGGTATACAAGAACTTTGACATATGTTCAGGTATTTCTTTCTTACCTCATAGTGACCACACATATGCTCAAGCACCTTATCAAGACATAACTGAGGAGGAGTATAATGACCTCAAGAAACAGATGCCTACTAAAATTGATTGGTCTGCTTTATCGTTATATGAGAAGAAAGATACTACCAACAGTAGCCAAACTTTAGCTTGTACTGCTGATGGTTGTGAGATAGTTGATATCTAAAGTTACAACATTAGCGAAAGTTTGCATACATGAAATTACTAGGCAACGATTTTAACATTACAGATGGGTTACTTAACCATCTAAAAATGTTATACCCTAACAAACTTCCGTTAGAACAAGTGTCCCCTGAAGAACTAAGCTTTCTCAGGGGTCAACAATCTATAATACAGAAGCTTGTTGAATTACAAAACAACGATTTTAATACAGAGGAATAGAAGATGGGTGGATTATTTGGTGGGAGAACTCCCAGACCACTCCCTACTCCTGCTCGTCCAGTTACAGCTGTAGCTAAAACTCCAGACATAGAGTTAGACGAGACAGATTTAGAGAGTACACAATTAAAGAAAAAGAAAACAGGTAAGAAAGCTTTGAGAACAGACTTAGCCATGGATACTGCAACACAGGTAGGTAGTCAGGGGTCTGGTTTACAAATACCAAAGGGGTAATGTTATGGGAGCACCAGTTAAAAAGGTTAAGAAGGTTGTTAAGAAAGTAACTAAACCAGTTAAGAAGATTGTAAAAAAAGCTGAAAAAACATTTGTAGAACCTTTAGAAAAACCAGTTAAAAAGATTGTAAAAGAAGTAAAAGACTTACCTAAAGATATAGAGAAAAAAGTAATAGAACCTTTAGAAAAACCAGTTAAGAAAGTGGTTAAGAAAGTTACTAAACCTATTAAGAAAATAGTAAGCAAACCTAAACCCAAACCTGCTCCTGCTCCTGCTCCAAAACCTGAAGCTAAAACAGCTGCTCCTAGAGAACAAGGAGAAGAAGTAGAAACTGTAACAACAGGTGAAGCTAAGAAGCTAAGACGAGTACGTAAAGGTAAGAAACAATTAAGAACAGACCTTAAAATACAACCTACAAAAGAAATAGCTGGTAAAGGCTCTGGACTAAACATACCAAAAGGATAATAATATGGGTGGTTTAATAGCAACTTATAATACAGGTGAAATGAAGAAGCTTATGGGTAGAGATTCTAAAGATATAGACCAGAATACCACTATGCCTTTCAATGACGAAGAGCCTGAAGAAACTGAAGCTGTCTCAGACAGTAAATATAAAAAGAAAAAAGTTCAACTAATGCCCTTTATAGAAGGGGGTATACCTAAGGAATAAGATATGGAAATGGAAACAGGAAGTGTGGCTAAACGTTATGGTCAACTTGAAAGTGAACGAGATACGTTCCTTGAGAGAGGACGTGAAGCTGCTAAACTAACTATACCTACTCTTTTACCAGAGGAAGGACATAGTAGTTCGTCTATATATCCTACACCTTATCAAGGTATTGGAGCAAGAGGTGTAAATAATTTAGCATCTAAATTACTACTTGCACTACTACCACCTAACAGTCCTTTCTTTCGTTTAACTATTGATGACTTTGATTTACAAGCTATAGCTGGTGATAACAGAGGTCAAGTTGAAGAAGGACTAGCACGTATTGAACGTGCAGCTATGGCAGAGATAGAGTCTAAAGCTATTAGAGTACCAGCTTTTGAAGCCCTTAAACTCCTTATAGTAACAGGTAACTCACTAGTGTACATGCCTAAAGAAGGTGGTATGAAGGTGTACAGACCTGACCGTTATGTTACTAAACGTGATACAATGGGTAACCTACTTGAGGTTATTACTAAGGAAAGTCTTAATGTCTTAAACTTACCTGAGTCAGTAAAGGTATTATTACCTGAGTCAGACTCACCTGTAAAGAACTATGACTTGTATACTAAGGTATGTCTAGTTGATAAAGGGTGGGAAGTATACCAAGAGGTAGCAGGTATAGAAGTACCTAACTCACGAGGCATGTTTAAGAAAGACCAAAACCCTTATATACCATTACGGTTCATACGTATTGATGGTGAGGATTATGGTAGAGGTTTTATAGAAGAATACTTAGGTGACCTACGTAGTTTAGAAGCTTTAACTCAGTCTATCGTACAAGGTTCAGCTGCTTCTTCTAAGGTATTATTTCTTGTACGTCCCAATGGTACAACAAAGTCTAGTAGTCTAGCTAAAGCTCCTAATGGTGCTTTCATAGCAGGTGATGTTAATGACGTTTCAACATTACAAGTACAAAAAGCTAGTGACTTTCGTGTAGCATTAGAAACTATGAGGATGATTAACGATAGATTAAGTGCAGCCTTCTTGTTAAACACTAGTGTACAAAGACAGGCAGAACGTGTTACAGCAGAAGAGATACGTTTCATGGCACAAGAACTAGAGACTTCTTTAGGTGGTGTATACTCTATACTATCACAAGAGTTTCAGTTACCCTTAATAAACTTACTACTTGATTCATTAACGAAGCAAGGTAAAATGCCACGTATGCCTAAGGATAGCATCAAGCCTACAGTAGTTACAGGTATTGAAGCACTAGGACGTGGACAAGACTTAAACAAATTAGCTACATTCTTGCAATATCTACAGCCATTAGGTCAAGAGATTATTGCTAGTGAGATGAATGTAAATGATTATATAGACAGACTAGCAGCATCATTAGGAATTGATACTTCTGGCTTAATTAAATCTGAAGAGCAGAAGATGCAAGAACAGATGATGATGCAACAACAACAACAAGCAATGTTAGAACAACAAGCAGTAGCAGGTATGGCACAAAGTGCTGCACCTAATTTAGCAAAGGCTGCTGTAGAAGAAGGATAATAATACATGGCAGATTCAATTAATACTTTTCAACCAGAAGCTCCAGAGTCTGAAGAGCACCAACAAGCTATGCTTGACAGAGAAAGAGTAGAAGAGGTAGATGAACGTCCTGAATGGCTACCTGAAAAGTTTAAAAGTCCAGAAGATATGGCTAAAGCTTACGCATCTTTAGAATCAAAGCTTGGTCAGCCTAAAGAAACTACAGAGGAAACAGACGTATCCCCTACTGAAAATCCCTCTGAAGTTGCTGAACTTCTAGATGATAGAGGTTTAGATTTCTCAGCATTCCAAGAAGAGTATGCTGATACTGGTACACTATCAGAGGAAGCTTATCAAGCTTTAGAAGAAGCAGGTTTTCCTCAGTCTATGGTAGACTCTTGGATAGCAGGACAAGATGCTCTTGCTGAATCCACTAAACAAGGTGTATTCTCATTGACAGGTGGAGAAGAACAGTATGCTGGTATGATAAACTGGGCTTCTGAAAACTTACCTGAACATGAGATAGATGCCTTTAACGCAACAATGAATACGCAAGATAAAAATATGATTGAACTTGCTGTTCAAGGGATGTTTGCACGTTATCGTTCTGAAGCAGAACCAAACCTTATACAAGGTACTAATAGTTCTGGAGCTTCAGGTGGGAAATTTGAAAGTACAGCACAAATGACTGCTGCAATGGCAGACCCTAGATACGCAAATGACCCTGCCTACAGACAAGAGGTAGCTAATAAGTTAGCAAGGTCAAGTCTGTTCTAATATTGTTGTTCAGGTTGGGGGAGTATTCCCCCTTCCTTTTAAGTACACGATTAACTTGGTGTATTTAAAAGGAACTGATATCATTCCTACACACTAAGCTAAAGACAAACGATTACCCCTGACCCCTTGCGAGGGACAATCTTGGAGAAAGGATGTAGAAATGCTGAGTGTAATTTCAACTCAACTTAACTACTAAGAGGTAATTAAAAAATGGCACAAGCTGCTTCAAACCCTGCTTACACCGTAAGCTTTCAGGGTCAAACTAATAATACAGGTGACGTTAGAGACCTGTTCCTCAAGCTATATGCTGGGGAAGTCCTAACTGCATTTGAAGAAAAGAAAGTCCTAATGGACAAAGTGAGAACTCGTACAATTAGTAAGGGTAAATCTGCATCATTTCCTATGACAGGTAGAGCATCAGCTGAATACCTAACCCCTGGGAATGAAATTACAGGTGGCAACATCAGAGCTAGTGAGAGAATTGTAACTATTGATGACTTGCTCATCTCTAGTCAGTTCATTGCTAACATTGATGAGGCTATGAATCATTACGATGTAAGAAGCATCTACTCTAAAGAAGCTGGTATTGCATTGGCTAATGAAGCTGATAGAAACGTTGCAAGAATGTTAACCAAAGCTGCATTATCAACTAATGCAACTAGAGCAGCAGGTCTTGTTCAAGGATATAAAGACTTTGATGAAGAAGACTTTACTGATAACGTAACTATTGGTACTGCTACTGCAGATTCTATAGACCCTGCTAAACTAGCTAAAGCTATCTTTGATGCAAAGAAAGAGTTTGATATCAAGAACGTTGACCATAGCAGTGCTGTGGTGGCTCTTGCTCCAGACCAGTACTACGCATTACTAGATGTTTCAGACGGTTCAAAGCTAACTTATATGAATAAAGACTTTGGTGGTAACGGTAATCTTGCAGGAGCTACTGTTCCTATGATTGCTGGAATGCCTGTCATTATGTCTAACCATGCTAAAGTATCTAACCTATATGTAAACTTTACTACAGGTGATGCTAACGAAGGTAAGACTTCTGACAATGCTCCACTAGCTAACACTGCTGGTTCAGGTAGAACTACTCACTATGACTTACCAACTGCTGCTGTAGATGGTGCAGACATGGTGGCTATTGCTTCTAAGATGAGAGGCTTTATCTTTACACCTGAAGCTGTAGCTACTGTTAAGCTACTAGACTTAGGTATGGAATCAGAGTACCAAATCAATAGACAAGGTACACTAATGGTAGCCAAGTATGCAATGGGACATAACGTATTACGTCCTGCTGCTTGTATTGGATTACTTGAAGTTTAATTATAATAACAGGGAGAGGTTTCTAGAGCCTCTCTCTATTTTTATTGGAGTGTATTATGCCAGAAGTAGGTGGAAAGAAATATAAGTATACTAAAGAAGGTGTAGCTAAAGCTAAAAAAGAAGCCAAAGAAACTGGTAAGAAGATGTCCTTTGGTGGTAAACCTAAGAAACAAGTAGCTGCTATAATGGCTAAGTATGGAAAGAAAAAGAAATGAGTATAGAGTATAGGGGAGAAACCTTTAGTGGTTTACGCATACCTAAACGTACTCCAAGTCATTCAACAAAGTCACATGCTGTATTAATAGGAACTCAAGACAAGCCTAAGATGATTAGGTTTGGTGAACAAGGTGCTAAGACTAATCAAAACCCAAAACAACGTAAAGCTTTTAAAGATAGACATAGAAAGAATATTAAAAAGGGTGAGACATCTGCAGCTTACTGGGCTAATAAAACTAAATGGAAAGCATAGGAGAATGCAATGGCAGGAACAACACAACTAGATGCAGTCAATACTATGTTATCTGCTATTGGAGAAGCACCAGTAAGTAGTCTGTCATCTGGATTGATAGAAGCAGAGATAGCTGAAACAATATTAAACACAATAGACAGAGAAGTACAATCTATGGGTTGGCACTTCAACAAAGAATTAAACAAAAGCTTTGCTCAAAGTACAGATGGTGAAATAATTCTACCTAATAATATATTAAGAGCAGATGCTACACTTGCACCACAGAGTCCTGACTTAGTACAACGTGGTTTAAAAATGTATGACAAGAAGAACCACACGTTTAACATAGGGACTAATACATATTTAGATGTAATAGTACAGTTAGACTTTGATGACTTACCTGAGGTAGCTAAGAGATATATCGTACTACGTGCTACTAGAGTCTTCCAAGACAGGGTAGTAGGTTCAGGTACATTACATGAATTTCAACTAAGAGATGAGCAGAGTGCATTACTACAATTAAAAGAGTTTGACCAAATAACAGAAGATAACAATATCTTTGACAATTATGACACATATGCTATCATCGACAGACAGGGACGGAGAACACTTTAATGGCACTCATCAGTCAATCTATCCCAAATCTTATAAATGGGGTATCACAACAACCACCATCTTTAAGGCTTAGTACTCAAGCAGAACTACAAGAGAATGGTTTGTCTAATGTTGTAACAGGATTATCTAAACGTCCTAGTTCTTCACACATAGCTAACTTAGGTACAATCTCTAACTTAGATAAAGCTTTTATACATACTATTCGTAGAGATGAGAATGAATTTTATTCTATGGTAGTAGATACTGCAGGTACTATAAGGGTGTTTGACAAAGATGGTGTATCTAAAACCGTAACTAATAATGCTGCTTCTTACTTAAGTGGTCTAACTGACCCTAACAAAGAATTAGCAGCTGTATCAATAGCAGACTCTACTTTTATTGTTAACAAGAATACTATTGTAGCTAAAGGAACTGCTACTTCTTCAAGTCGTAATCCAGAAGCTTTAGTATATGTTAAACAAGCTGACTACTCTTCAACATATCGTGTAGTATTAACCAAAGGTGGTAATACTAGTACTGTAGAATTTGCAACAAAGTCTTCAACACAAGACACAACTTCTGAGACACAGAATGCAGAACGTGGTGCATCAACAGATTTGATTGCTACTAACTTAAATACTTTTTCTGGAACTGCTGTTAATACAACTTACTACGAGAATATAACTGATGGTAGTGCTGTATCAGGTTTAACAGTTACACAGTATGGTAACGTCTTACATATTCAATCTACAAATAGCACTGACTTCCAAGTAGAAGTAGGAGACTCTCATGGTGGAGACCATCTACTTGTATTTAAAGATGAGACAGCTGACTTTAAAAAGTTACCTGTAGAAGCACCAGTTAATTATACTATTAAAGTATCAGGTGATAATCAAAAAGCTCAAGATGATTACTATGTAAAGTTTACAGATGAAGAAGTATGGAAAGAAACATTAGAGCCTAACATTCTTACCCAGTTAAATGCTTCTACAATGCCACACAAGTTAACTAAGTTAGCCAATGGTAACTTTCAGTTTGACCCTGTTACATATGATGAAAGAACTGTAGGTGATGATGACACAAACTCTTATCCTTCTTTTGTAGGTTTTACTCTAAGTGATATATTCTTCCATCGTAATAGACTAGGTGTACTAGCTGATGAGAATGTTATCTTTGCTAGAGCAGGTGAATTTACAAGCTTTGACTTCTTTCGTAAATCAGTATTAACTATAGTAGACAGTGACCCTATTGATGTAGCAGTCTCGTCTAACAAGGTTAGCATACTTAAACATGCTGTACCTTTTAACGAAGCTTTACTATTGTTCTCAGATTTAACACAGTTTAAACTTACTGCTGACCCAGTACTAACACCTGAGACTGTTAACATTGCTAACACCACAGAGTTTGAGGCTTCACTAAGAGCTAAACCAGCACAGGTAGGTAAGTTTGTTTACTTTGCTTCTAAGAGAGGAGCATGGTCTGGCTTATGGGAATACTTTGTAGACACTGACACAGACACTAACGATGCTACAGAGGTTACAGCACATGTACCTGAGTATCTAGATGGAGAAGTCATAAACATAGAAGCTTCTTCTAATGAAGATATGATACTCGTACAAACAGATAATGACCCACAGGCTATATATGTATATAGATATTACTGGAGAGGTAGAGAAAAGCTACAAGCCTCTTGGTCACGTTGGACATTTAGTGGTGATGTTATAGGTGTTTCTTTTAACCGTGCTGATATAACTTTACTGATAAAAAGAGGTAATGATTTATATCTAGAAAGAATTAATTTATCTGTAGATGATGCTACTAACTATACTACTAATAAGTTTAGTATACACTTAGATAGAAGAGTACAACTAGAAACAAGTGGTTTAACAACTATACCTTATACTGATGCTGGTGTAATTTATATAGACCAGACAGGTAAGATTATAGACTTAAGTGCTGTAGCAGGTAAACTAGCTAATAGTGAAGTAGTCTATGCAGGTGTACCTTTTGAATTTAAATATCAATTCTCTGAACCAGTTGTTAAAAGTGGTGACAAAGCTATAACGACAGGTAAACTACATATAAGAAACTATGCAGTTGTTTATAGTAACACAGGTTTCTTCCAAGCAGAAGTAACACATTCTAAACGTACTCCTTATGTAAGAAACTTTACAGGACGTATTGTAGGTGCTGCTTCTAACATTCTAAACCAAGCTGGTATTGACTCAGGTACTTATCGTTTTGGAGTACTAGGTCATGGTGATGAAACAAGCATCGTACTAAAAAGTTCTAGTCACTTTCCTTGTGTCTTTCAATCAGCTGAATGGGAAGGGTTCTTTGTATTACGTTCTAGGAGACTCTAATGGAAGTTTATGTTAGACAAAGTATTCAAGAAGATATAGATTACTTGGTTAACAATCTTAGACCTGAAGATAAAGAAGAAGTAGTAGCTTCTCATGGTAGTACTAAAGAAGCTCTACAAACAGGTTTTGATATATCAGAAGAATGTTGGACATTTCTAGTAAAAAAGACAGACGAGATAGCAGGTATATATGGAGTAGCCAGACAGTCTGACATGGTTGGATGTATATGGCTACTTAGTACTCCTGCTATTACAAAGGTATGGTTACCTTTTCTAAGACAGTCTAAAAAAGTAACACAACAATTAAATAAAAAATATGCTATTTTAACTAATGCAGTTGATGCAGACTATACTTTATCTATAAAATGGTTAAAGTTTTTAGGTTTTACTTTTATTAAAAAGCATGATAAATATGGTGAAGGTGATAAACCCTTCTTAGAATTTGTGAGGATATAAAATGGAACCCATGACCATGCTCAGTATTGGGCAATCAGCTTTAGGTTTTCTTGAGCAAAGAAAAGCAGCTAGAGAACAGCAAGCAAGATACGAAGCTAATAGGATTGCTGCAGTAGCTGCACGTGACTTAAAGATTCAATCTCTTAACCAACGAGCTATACAAGAGTCTGAGGCTGTTGCAGAAGATAAGATGGCTTTAGCTATCAAAGCTTTAGAAACAAAAGAACGACAGAAGGTAACTGCAGGTGAAGCAGGAGTAGCTGGTAAATCAGTTAAACAGCAGATAGCTTTAACAGAAGCCAGAGAACTTAGAGGGGTTTCAAAGTATAATGCTAGTATTAAGAACCTCCTTACACAAGTTGAACTAGAAAAAGCTGGTCTTAATGCACAAGCTATGAACCGTATTAACTCTATGCAACAAGGTCAACCACCTAGTTTAATTGGTGCAGTAGTCACTGGTATTGGTGCAGCAGCAGCAGCAGATATTAAATACGGTGATGGTAAAATGTTTGGCATTGATTTAAAAGGTGATATTAATATTAGTAAGATGTTTAGTGGTGGTATATCTGAACCTTCTTTACCTAGTTCAGGTACTTTTAATCCATCGTTTACTTCAAATAAATCAATGATAGATGTTACAACAGGCTTTTAATTTAAGAGGAACACATGGCAAAAAAAAGAACTCCAGTACAAAGGCTAGATGTAAGTAGTATCTCTACTAAACCTATTGCAAGTCCTGTTGATACTTATGTACCACCAGCCCAAGAACAAACCACTCTTTCACCTTTATCTCAATTTGTGAATGCTATAACTCCTGCTGTTCAAGCAGCTGCAGATAAACAATTAGAAGAAAAACTAAAACGTGAAAGACGTATAGAGAATTTTAATTTTACTAAAAAACAAAATCAAGTTAAGACTGAGGCTTTAGTAACTCATTCTCAAATGGTTAATAGTTATAAAAGAAATCCAGAAGCTTATATTAATACACCTGATGAAGCAATCATAGCTGATATAGATAACCATACTTTTAATTATGTAGAAAAATTAAGAGATAAGGGTGTAGATGAACTTCACATTGAAACTTATAAAGCTGATATGGAAGAACGTAAAATAAAGTTTCTTTCTGATATTACTGATGCTAAAAAATCTAATGTTATAACTCAAGAAAACATTAAGATGAGAGAAAGCTTTATAGCTCTTGATACTTTAAATAAAGAAAACCCTATTAAAGCTGTAGAGTTAGCAAAAGATTTAGTAGATACACATGCAAAGTCTTTTCCTACTATTGATGGTAAACCTGATTATAAAAGAGTTAATAAAATTCTTCTAGGTTTAGCAGACGATGTTAAAGAAAGTAATCCTAATAACATTTATCTAGCAGCTTTAGAAGAACTTAAACAATTAGATACTTCAGAAAATTTAGATAAAGGTAGTGAACTACGAGCTAAGAGAGACACATTTATAGCTAAAGCTAATAAAGGAGCAGCTGTTCAACTTAGAGTACAAGAAGCTATAAACAAAGGAACACGTGTCAATACACTTGGTATAACAGCTAGTCAAGATGAATTAAGTTTAGGTTTATTAAGAAGCACTGTAAATGTTAATGGCACAGATGTTCCTTTTACTAAATTAAATCCTAAACAACAAGCAGACCAATATAGAATAACTGGTATTCTTCCTGAGGTAGTGACAAACGTTGTTAAAAGTACTATAGATAAGATACGAGGAGGTACTCCAAACACGGAAGAAAGTAACGAAGCTTTGAGATTAGGTTTTCAACAGTATCAAATATTAAAAGCTGCTGGTATTCCTACAGGTTCTTATCTTAAACCTGAAGAAGAAAAACTTATGGAAGGGCTTGATTTATTAATTGTAAGAGAAGCTAAACAACCACAATTTATAGCAGAAAAACCTCTTAGTGAAGAAGATTACACTACAGAAGTAGATTATAACCAAGCTAATTATGTATCAGCTGCTTCTATTTTACAAGGTTATGATAAAAACAATGAGCCTGAGATGACCACAGCTTTAGCAAAGAAAGTTACAGATGATTTAACGTCTTTCTTTGGGACTGCTATAGATGATTTACCTACTTCTTCTTTAATATTCAAAGAAGCTATAGAAGACTTTCGTTATTTTAGAGCTTTAGGTAATGATGAAAAAACGTCCATAGAAAAAGCTATAGCAATAGTTAATAAGAATTATCCTATTATAGAATCTGCTGGAAACAAAAACTTTAAGTATGGTTTTCCTCATTTATATCAAAATGTACCTATGGGTTTAAAACCTGAAGAAGTTATTCCTAAGATTAATAAAAGTCTTGTAAATAATCCAGCACTTCAAAAGCATATACTAGCAACACAAGGTTTGGAAGCAGGTACTTATGATATATCTTTAGTACCTAACCCTATTAATCCAGTAGAAGTTGGTATTAGAGTAACTGATAATGATGGAAATTTCACAAATATATTAGGAATGTTTGATAAAGTTAAAATACTATCAGACCCTAAAATATTATATAACATGGTTGCAAAAGATTTAGCAAGAGCAGAAGCTGAACCTCTTGAGAATAGTGTAGAATCTTTGATTAGCTTTGACAGTGATGAACGAAGAGAACGTGCTCCTAAGAAATTTGGTGATGATTTTGTTGACTACATTGCTGGAAGTCCTGAAGCATCTTTAAATTTAATAAAAGGAATAGGTGATACTATTATTAAAGCAACTGAGTCTAAAAAAGATTTTGTAGCTGAAGCAGAGAATGTAAAAAAGTTTGGTGATGACCTTATTGAATACATTAAAGGAAGTCCTGAAGCAGCTATTAATAACATTAGAGCTTTATTCAGTGGAGATTTAAATGTCATTAAACCAGCAGGTGCTTCTACTTTAGACGAAACACAAGTAGGTGAGTTTACACCTAGTAACATGCCCAGTAATCAAGCAATAGGAAATAAAATGACTATAGAAGGTAGTAACATAGAAGAGAAAACAGCTAATATGATAGCAACTCAAGAAGGTTTCTCTAGTACCCCTTACAAAGATGGTAAGAATAAATCAGTAGGTTTTGGCTTCTACTTACCTGCTCTAGAAGATGATGAGAAAGCTTTGATTAAAGACATTAACAATGTCACAAAAGAAGAAGCTACTCAAGTTCTTAAGTTAAAGGTGCAGAAGATTGGTAACTATCTAGACAAAGAAATACAAGGTTTTAGAAACATACCTGAAGAAGCACAATCAGCTATCATTAGTATGGGTTATCAATTAGGTGTAACTAATATTCCAAAGACTTGGAAAAAGTTTACAGCTGCTATTAAAGAAGCAGGACAATATGAAGTAGGTTCTCCTCAACAAGAAGAAGCTCTAGCTAAAGCTAAGTTTGAAATGTTGTATAGTAGAACTAAAGATGGTAAAGTTGTCTTAAACAAATGGGCTAAACAAACTAAAGAACGTGCTTTTGAAATGGCTAATGCTGTAAGTGATGTTGAGCTATCATTATAAATAAAAGGAAATGTAAATGTCTCAGGAAATGTTGTTAAAAGATTTAGGACTAGAGTCAGTAGTAGCTAAAGATTCTACTATACCTATAGTTAACACTGTTCAAGAAAGTGTCCTACTAAATCAACAAAGAAAGATGGCAGAAGGTAAGGAGATACAGGGCTTCTGGGAAAGTGTAGGAATAGGCTACAAAGAAGATAGCCTTGTATCAGCTATCTCTGACCACGCAGACAAGCTGGAAGTGGTAAATGACGTACCTGTGACTAACTTCACTCCTGAACTTATTAAAGAGTTAACAGATGGTTTACAAACTGATGCAGCTATAGACGTATTAGAGAATGCTAGTGCTTATGGTTTTAACACAGCTATGAAGCAACGAAAGATTAACTTAGCTACTCAGAAAAACTTAGCAGACTTAGATGCAGCAGGTTGGAAGGGAACTACAGGTAGAATATTTGCTATGATGTTTGACCCAGCTGAATGGGCAATCATAGCTGGTACTACTGCTTTAGCTTCAGCTACAACAACTCCAATAGGAGGAGCAGCTGCTCTTACTGCAGGTGTTGTCAAAAGAGCTTATGATGTTAAAAGAGCCGTTAAGATTGGTGCTTTAGTAGGTGCAAGTGAAAATGCTGCGTTTGAAGCTATTAGAAATGATGTTAGATATAACATAGATTTTAATGATGTTCTTATAGCAGGAGGAGCAGGAGCAGTTATAGGTGGTGGTTTAAATGCAGGTATAACAGCTTTTAGAAAGGCAGGGCAACGTGCAACTATTGATAATAAATTTAGGTTAGGTCAGAAACTTACACCATCAGAAAGTTTATTTTATGATGCCTTTAATGAAGGAACACTTGCTAACAAAATTATAGATAAAGAACTAAGTGACCCTTCTTTCACAGAAGCTGGTAGAACTTTTAACACTAATAGACACACAACTCCTCCTACTCTTGAAGAGATGCAGTTAACACCTAAACAAGCTGGTTACAGTCTTTTTGGTTTACGTAAACTAATATCAGTAGGTGCAAGAATGATGAACTCTCCTTTGGGTTCAGTAAGATGGGCAGGTAATACTCTAGGTATGAACGTAGCAGGTTTTTCTAATAGTAGTAGAGTTACTAATGCAGGTTCAGTCACAGAAGTAATGGGCAGATTACAAGGTCAATACCGTGCACAACTTGCAGGGATACTTCCAAGAGAAAGGTCTAAGTTTATTAAGAGAACAGGCTTAACTGAAGAGGAATTTAATACAGCTTTGTCACGTTATTTAAGAGGCATTGATACAAACGTAGCTCCTGAAGTAACAAAGATAGGAGAAATAGCTAGAAAAGTTCTAGATGATTTAGGTTATTTAGGAGTGAAAGCAGATGTTGTAGGTCTTACAAAAAAACAAATAGACGATAATCGTAATTATTTAACACGTTTATTTAACGACTTAAAAGTTAAGAACGTTAGAGATAAATTTGATGACGAAGTAATCGTTGATTTGATTGAGGATGCTATACGTAGAGGACAACCTAATATAGAAGAACAGGTTTTAAAAACATTAGGTAAAAGAGGTAAAACAAAAGGTAAGACAGACGAAGAACTTTTTGATGCTGTTAATGACTACATAAGAAAGTTTGCTAGGGGTTATACTAAATCTATAATAAGTGCTAAATTTAGGAAGTCAGGTATAACAGATACTAACCCAATGGTTAGAGAAGACTTAGAGGCAGCCTTAAAAGGTGAGTTTGCTGAAGAAGATATAGATGATATTATAGACCTTGTTACACAATCTAAAACACCTAAATCTTTTAAACGTGCTCAGTCTCGTGTAATTCTAAGTGAAGGTGCTGTTATTAAAGCTACTAATAAAAACGGAGATATAGAAGATTTAAGATTTACTGATTTACTAGAAGAAGATGGTGAACAGCTTGTAAACTCTTATATATTTCAAATGTCAGGTGCTATAGGTTTAGCTAGAAATGGGATTAACACTAACGTAAAAGGTACTGATTTCTCTGAATTAGTTACAGGTAAAATACTAAAAGACATAGACGGAAGAAACCTTACAAAAGACCAGTTTCAAGCAGAATTAGATGCAGTACAGTTTATGTATGATGGTATCACTGGTAGATTAGGAAACAGAAGTGAAACTCAAACAGTACATGACCTTAACGTAGCTTTACGAGCTTGGTCTTTTGCTGTTAACATGGGTATGTCAGGTATGTCAGCTTTAATGGAGTTGACTAACGTTATGATGGAATATAGTTTTATGACTTTACTTAAGTCTGTTCCTCAATATAAACAACTTATGACTAGTCTAAGTACAGCAGATGCTGACCCAAATTTAGTTCAAGAATTAGTACAACTTTTTGGGTTAGGTGCAGAAGTTGATTTAGGTAAATGGACAGCTGTTACACGTTTTGATTCAGAAGATGTAGGAGCTACTATAACTACTGCAACAGGGAACAAAATAGGTAGAGCCACAGAAAAGTTTGCTTATGCTTCTCAAAAACATGTAGCCTTTCTATCTGGTTTAACAGGTGTTACACAGACTTTACGTAGAATGTCTATGATAAACTTTACTAATGAGTTTGCTTTAGCTGCTGCAAAAGGTAAGTTACCTTTCTCTAAGATTAAAAGACAACAGCTTGGTATATCTGATGAAATGGGTGCTAGAATAGTACAAACATTAAACAACCGTAACATTGTAACAAAGAATCCAAATGGAACTGTTAAAAATCTTAACATTGAAAAGTGGGATGAAGATGTTAGAGAAGCTTTTGCTAACATAGGTCATAGAGATGCTAGAACAAATGTTCAGGAATCTGATTTATCTACAAGTAATAGATTGTTAAAGTCTACTCAGATAGGTAGGTCAATGTTTCAGTTTTTAAACTTTACCTTTTCATCTATGGAGCAACAAACTCAACGTTTAGCTGTCAGAACAATGAATGGAGATGCAGGTGCAGTAGCTAAGTTATTTACTGCTGCTATGGGTATGGGTGCTCTGATGTATACAGCTAGAGTACATTTAAATGCTGCTGGACGTAGTGATGCTAATGAGTATGTAGCAGAACGCATGGAAACAGGCAACCTACTTAAGGGTGCTGTGGCTCAAATAGGAATGACTTCTATATTTAGTTATATAGCTCAGTTAAGTTCAGGGGTACTAAATGGTAACTCCTATGCTATAACTCCTCCTATTGCTTCTTTGTTAGTTAATGGAGGTTCAACTATTAATAACTTATTTGATGACCAAGATGCTACAGAATCTGAATGGAGAAAAGCTTTAAGGATATTTCCTTATCAATCTTTATATGGAGCTAGGCAGATAATAAATGCTACAGCTAATGAATTTGCTAACTAAACCTAAAGTTACAACATTAATAACGAGGAATACAAATGCCATTATCATATCAAAACTACACTGGGGATAACGTTACAACTACGTTTAACATCCCCTTTACGTACACTGCGACTAGTGAGATAAGTGTTACAGTTGATGGGGTAGCTCAAACAGGTTTGACTTTCCCTTCATCTTCTCAGGTACAATTAACCAGTGCTCCTGCTAGTAGTACTGTCGTACAAGTTAGACGTACAACAGACTTAACATCAAGAGCAGTAGACTTTGCATCTGGTTCAGTTCTTACTGAAGAAGACTTAGACAATGCTAACATACAAATCTTTCACTCATCGCAAGAAGCTGTTGACTTAACTGACGATACTATCCAAGAAGATATAGATAGTAAATGGGATGCAGAAAGCAAAGTCATTAAGAATGTAGCTAATCCTACAAATGCTCAAGATGCTGCAACAAAGGATTACCTAGAAAATACTTGGTTAACTCCTGCTGATAAAGCTCAGTTAAATTCTTTGAATACAACTAACCTTAACACTGTTGCAACTAACATTTCAGATGTTAATGATGTGGCAGCTGATGAAGCTGACATAGGAATAGTAGCAACTAGCATAACTGATGTAAATACATTAGCTCCTGTTGTAACAGATATAGCAACACTTGCTGACATAACAGATGGTACTGTTGCTACTAATGCTATACAAACTGTAGCAGATATACAAGGTAACGTAACTACAGTTGCAGGTATAGAAAATGATGTGACTACAGTTGCAGGTCAAACAACTAATTTACAGAATGTAACAGATAACTTAACTGCAATACAAAATGCTAGTACAAATGCAACAAATGCAGCACAATCTGCTACTGATGCCCAAACTGCTCAAGGTTTAGCAGAGGATGCACAAGCAGCAGCAGAAGCTGCCCTTGATAATTTTGATGATAGATTTTTAGGAGCAAAAGCAACAGACCCAGTATTAGACAATGATGGTAATGCTTTACTTGATGGTGCTTTGTACTTTGACACAACTAACGACATAATGAAAGTGTATGATTTAACCAATACAACTTGGAGACAGTTAACACTTACATCAGCCAATCAAGCAAATGTAAATACAGTTGCAGGGCAAATAAGTCCTACTAATAATATAGCTATAGTAGCAGGGGATAGTGCTGATATAGGCACAGTAGCAGGATTGAGTACAGATATTCAAGCTCTAGCTGATATAGAAGATGGAACAACTGCAACTAATGCAATATCAAATGTTGGTGGTTCTATAGCCAACGTAAACACAGTGGCAAGCAACCTTGCTTCAGTAAATAACTTTGGTGAAGTTTATCGTATTGCATCTTCTGCACCAACTACATCATTAGATATAGGTGACTTATACTTTGATACTACAGCTAATGAGTTAAAGGTATACAAGTCAAGTGGTTGGGCAGCAGCAGGTTCTACAGTTAACGGAACTTCAGCTAGGTTTCACTATGATATATCAGGAACTCCAACAAGTGTGACTGGAGCAGAT